ACAGCAAATCAAACGCAGGGCAGCGAGATCATCGCCCGGATGCGTGCGCGGTTCGGGGAGGATCTGACCCGCAAGGACGCGGCGTTGGGCGTGAAGTCGTCCCTGTTCGTCGGCGGGGTGACGTGCAAGGAGAACGGACCAACGTCGGTGCTGATTACCGCGTGGGCAACGACAGACGGGGTGGACTGTGACCGCGAGGTCGTTCTCCCTGACGGGTGCGACTGGACTTCGTACTTCATGGCGAACGGTGGAAACCTGTTCGTTGACCACTGCTACGGCGTGTCGTACCGCGTCGGCAAGGCCCGGAACATGCCGTCGATTCGGCGGACACCCAAGGGGGGTATGGGTTGGCTGCTGACGGGCGTGATTCGCACAGACACGGCGAACCCGAATGCGAAGGCGGTGCTTGAGGGCGCGGCCGATGGCACGGTCGGCATGTCGATCGGCTTCGAGGCCCTTGAGTACGGGGCACCGACCGCCGAGGAAATGCGGATCTACCCCGGCTGCGAGAGCATCGTCCGCAAGGCTCGCATTCTCGAAGTGTCGTACACCTACATGCCGTGCAACGTCCAATGCCAAACGATGGCCGTGTCGATGGACGAGGCCAAGGCCGCGAAGGTCCGCGACCTATGGGTCAAGGGCGTGCTGCCCGACTCGGTGAGGCAGCGGTTCATGCAACCGCCCGAGCCGGTCGTCCGCAAGGTGGTGGTGTTGGGTAGTTGACGCACGGTGTAGCCTTGGCTACATTCTTGCAGTTGTCATTCACCGCCGTTGAGCCCCACAAGGCACGCGGCGGTTTGTAGAAAACTAAGGCACTGTCGGCAGAGTCCATCGAAGGGCGTCACTGACCCACCTTCGAGCGCGAGGCCCCGGAAGCCAAACCACACGGTTTGCCACTTTCACAAGGGATTCGCGTCATGTTTACCAAGACTCAGCTTCTCAAGACTGCCAAGGCCAACGGCTTCAAGGGCACCGACGAACAGGCCGCCGATTGGATCAAGAAGAACCTCGACATCCGCGACGCCGACGGCAACGCCGTTGACGTTGACGCGGTGTTCGCTCGCAAGACCGTCACCGTCACGGCTGACGCGGGCGAAGTCGTCAAGGTCAACGACGGTTCCACCCCCGCCGAAGGCGAGATGGAAACCGAGTCGGATGCGAAGTCGATCACCGACGACGAGGCCGCTGACTACAAGCGTCTCAAGGCCAAGGAAACCGCCGAACTCCGTGCGAAGAACGCGGGTTCAACGGGTGCGCTTGTCGCCAAGGGCGCGGCCCCTGAGCGGTTCAACATCGGCAACACCGCAACCAAGGCGTACAACCGCAAGGCAAAGAGCGGTCGTGACACGGCTGGTCCGATCCTCACCGCGTTCTCGGATGCAGACACCGCCCACAAGTTCGGCGAGTGGGTGCAGTCCGACGTGCTGCGTACCAAGACCTCGCACGTTACCGCAAGCAATACCCTCGGCGGCGCGCTGGTTCCCACCGAGTTCCTGCCCGACCTGATCGACCTCAAGGAGCAGTACGGCGTCGCCCGCAAGCTGGTCCCGTTCATCCAGATCAGCGGCCATGAAGCCGTGCTGCCCCGCCGCACGTCGAACCTGACGGTTTACAGCCCGCAGGAAGGTTCGGCCATCACCGAGTCGAACATGACGTTCGACAACGTGACGGTGAACACCAAGGAGATGGCGGTTCTCGCCTCGGCGTCCAAGGCTCTGGTTCAGGAATCCGCGATCGACATCGGCAACACCGTTGCCAACAACATCGCATGGGCATTCTCCGAGAAGGAAGACGACATCTTCTTCAACGGCGACGGCTCCTCGGCGTACTTCGGCATGACCGGACTCGCTCAGGCGTTCCAGAACTCGGTAGTCAACGGTGGCGGCACTTGGGCAACCAACGCCAGCAACCAGGCCGGCATCGTGGTTGGCTCTGGCAACCTGTTCTCTGAGATCGTTCTGACCGACATGGAGTCGGTCGTCGGCCTGCTCCCTGAGTTCGCCGAGAACGGCAATGTTCAGTGGGTCGCGTCCAAGCCTGCTTGGGCGAACGTGTTTGTCCGCCTCGCCTATGGCGTCAGCGGCAACCGCATCACCGACATCCAGAGCGGCCCGCAGAAGTCGTTTATGGGCTACAGCGTCCAGACGGCTCAGAAGATGGCACGCAGCGACGCCAACTCGCAGTTCATCACCTACTTCGGCAACTTCGCTCAGGGCATCAAGGCCGCCGAGACTCGCGGCTCGATGGAGATCGCGGTTTCGACCGAGCGGTACTTCGACTCGGGCCTCATCGCGTTCCGCGGCCTGCAGCGTGTGGGCCTCACCGTCCACGACGTTGGCAACTACAACTCGACCGCTGCAAGCCGCGTGCCTGGTCCCATCATCGGCCTTCTCTCCGCCGCGTCGTAATCGACTGACATCGCGCAAGCGACACAAGACACACCACACCCCAAGGGGATTCAATCATGCAGACTCTGCAGACTCTCAAGTTCGCCAAGGCAATCAACCTCGTCGATGCAAACGGCACGACCGCGACGGCAATCGCCGTCGATTGCATCGGTTCGGCGGAAGTCGCCATTCTCGTTCCCATCGGCAACATCGCAGCCGACATGACCGCTCTCAAGGTCACGGAATGCGACACCTCGGGCGGTTCATACACCGACATCACGGGTGCCGCGTTCACCAATCCGACCGCATCGGGTTCGGACAACACGTACCGCGTGTGCTTCATCAATCGTCGCAACGGCAGCCGCAAGCGTTACCTCAAGGTGACTGCCACGGCTGGTGCGGCTGCGACCTTGATCGGCGGGATTGCGATCCTGGCGGGCAATGAGCAAACGCCCGACACCGACACCGAGCGCGGCGTTGCTGAAACGCTCACCGTGAACTGATCCACGTTCCTCGCTGGGCGGCGTGTTGGAAACAACGCGCCTGCCCATTTGATCCAGACCAGCGACAAGACAGACACGCGGCTCGTGGTGCGGAACAAACGCATCGCGGGCTGCAAGTGCAAGAAGAAACCAGCGGAGAAACGCGATGCCAAGCACATCAGACCCAGCGATCGGTAGTTTCTCGCAGGAACACCGGACCAATCCGCAGTCGCTTACGGCGACGTGGAAGGATGCCGTTCTCGCTACTCGCGTGTCGAGTGCGGACGGCACGCCCGTTACCGATGCTTCGACGCTGAACGACAGCCTTCGCTACATCATCGACGTTTCGCAGATCGGCACGGCGGTCATGTTCCGCTTGAAGTACCCAGCGAACCTGGGCGTCACCACGCCCCCGCAAATCTGCGTGTTTGGATGCGACTCTGCCCCATCGACGTTTACCAACGTCCCGCTACAGCCGCTTCTGTCTGCCGGTGGTAACTACGCCGAAGCCCTCAGCATCAGCGTGCGAGACACTGCCGCGACCATCGACGGGACGGCTTGGAAGTGGACGATTCCCGATCCGACGGTCCATGTCTGGGACCGTCTCGCAAACCCGTTCATTGTCGTCTCTGTTGCCGTGGCGGTCGCTGGCACCACCGGCGATCCCGAACTTTGCACCATCGAATACAAGCCCGTCTGATGGAGGTTTGTCCCATTGGCAACGTACTTCATCAACTTTGGAACGGGTGACGATTCGCGGTCGGCTGCGACGGCGCAGGTGTCTACGACACCGTGGAAGACCATCGGCAAGTATCTGGCGACGGTGTTCAACTCGGCGAGTCACATCGACGACACGCTGCTGCTGATGGGCACGTTTACCCCGTCTCTCACTGAGGCGGGTTTGTCTACTGGTTCTTGGGGAATATGCCAGCGGATCATCACGTTCCAGGCGGCTGGTTCGTACTCGACCATCACGGCCAAGGATGCGACATCGAAGTTGACCATCCGCCAGTGGGTCGAGTCTGACGGCCCGTCCAACGAAACCGACGGCGCGATCTTCCCTGCGATTATCACGCCTTGGTTCCAGATGTCATCGCTTACCGCGTTGACGACAAACACCTACGCCAGTAACGCCATCACCACGCACGCGACGGCGACGCGCGTTGCCCGCGTGTGCTACCGCCCATTCGACGTGGCTGGCGTCAACCCGACAGGCCTCCCCGGTCTGGACTTCCGACGTGCGATGGCACCGGTGGCGAACGCAACGAATGCGGGCGCGCGCACGACTGCGATTGCGGCGACGGGCGACGACGCGTCGACGGGTATGCCCGTCAGCACGTTTGTCTACAACCCGACTACGGCCTCGATTCTGGTCAACCTGGGCGATGCTGCCAACGGCGGCGGATCGGTGCTTGGCTCGATCGGCACAACCGCAACGGACTGGTATTACTCGCTCTGCCAGCGGAGCGGAACACTCGACTCGGTGTGCGGACTTGGCATTCAGGAAAACGGCACCACTGGCGCGGGCTGGGGGTCGTCGATCAGTGGCATCACGCTTCAGGGCTGGTGCGGCGAACTTGGTACGGGCCACTCGATCGCACTATTTGACGCCTCATACGGCAAGCTTGAAGGCAACCACGTCATGAACGGCGGGTCGCACGCGATCAGCATCTCGAATACCGCAGGCGTTGCGGTGAATGAGATGATTATTCGCGGCAACGTCATGGAAGGGCTGGCGGGCGGAAACGGCCAAGGCCGGTCTATGACGTTGCTCGGCGGCGGTGGTGTTGGCGCGTCGATCAACGGCGCGGTTATCAGCGGCAATCGCTACCGGATGTTCAACCCGATCAATGCGGCGGGCCTGCCGTCCGTCCAGTCTCACATCTGCCCATTTGCGTTGCAGGCTGGTGTCGCGTATGACGAACTGACGGTTTCGGGTGGATCTGGCGTTATCTCGGTTGGAGATTCTGTCTCGGCGACGGCGGGCAGCGGAACGGTTGCAGCCGTGACGGCTTCAACGGTTGTGGTTCGCTATGCCCTTGGCGGCACGGCGTTGTCATCGTCGGGCACGCTGACGGATTCGACCAGCGGTGCGACCAGGACGATTTCTGCTCGCGTCGGTGTCAATGAGCAGTACGGTGCTGGAATCTCCGACGTTCTTATCAAAGAGAACTCGTTTGAATGGGTGCCGTCCTACGTGGCCGACCTTGGCGTCACCATCTCAAGCGCGTCGGATGTCACCGGCAGCGTCTACGGAAACAACGGCGCACGAACCGACATCTTCAACGGGCTCGCAAACACGAATGAACCTGGCGACCCCGAGCAATCGTCGTCGTTTCCGATCCGCTTCATCGACTGCTCGTTCACCGGACTCAAGCAACTCAAGCTCGATGCCGGAGGCACAACGAACGGCATCGCGTCGTACTCGTTTGAGCGGTGCATCCTGCTGTTTGACGAGTACCCGCGATGCAAGGTCGCCTACAGCGCGTCAACGAACGCGGGACCGGCGGCATACGGCGGCGAGGGTGCCCTCAACCTTGGCAACGGCGGGCGTGATAGCTCGGCGACTGCCCGCAACATCTACGGTTTCTTCAACTCCATCATCCTCGTAAACGGTGCTTTGCCGACGGCCAACGGCTCAACGTGCGAACTGCTCGACCAATCAACGGACTCGACGCGGACGGCTGCATTCACGCACGGCGTCTACTTCCGCAACTGCTGCGTCGGGTTCTACGGGCTTCGCCGGACCACGGGCAGCAACGAGTACCGCATGTTCTCCTTTGCGAGCAACGCCAATGCGAACTACGCAAACGGCGTCTACCTCAACGCGGCAAAGAACGTGTTTGTCTTCGACGCTTACATGCCGACCGAGACAAGCGGCGCGTTGACGGGCAGCGTTCGACGCTTCCTGCACAACGACGGTGCGATGGACTCAGACGGCATCAAGCTCAGCGGAAACGGCTATTACAACATGACCGCCGCGAACATGAGCGGTCGGGCTGCAATCAACAACCTTCGCGGCGACTTCCAATCGGGCAGCGGTGGCGACTCGTCCGCTGAGATCCTGACCACCCCGCGCGGGTTCTCGTGGCGGTTGACGCCGCTCCCCGTAGCGATCGGCACTCAGGCCGAATCGCTCGACCTTGGACCCAAGATCGACACGACGGTGCGAATCAATCCCCGCGATCCGTTTGGCTTGCGACCCATGTAAGGAGCGTCGATGTCTCTCACCTCGGCATCCGAATACAAGACCTACGCGGGCATCAGCGGGTCTACCTACGACTCGCGGCTCGCAACGCTCGTTTCGGCGGCAGAGGCGTTTGTCGCTCGCTACTGCGGTCGCACGTTTGAATCGGCGACGTACACGCACACGTTCGACGGAAGCGGCAACGACACGCTGCAGCTTCGCGCGTGGCCCGTGACTTCGATTACGTCGGTCACTGAGATCTACAGCGACGGGACGACGGAGGCTTACGACTCGGACACATACCGATTCGACTCGGCGTCGGGCGTGCTGTCTCGCGTGTTCACCGGCAAGGGCCGGTGGCTGGGCGTCCCCGCGTCCGAGTTCACGCGGTGGGGTTCGACCGAGTACCAGCGATTCGGCTCGGGCTACGTGTTCCCGCAGGGGTATCAGAACATCCGCGTCGTCTACGTCGGCGGGTACGCGACCATCCCCGACGATCTGAAACTGCTGGTCTGGCGCATCGTTGACGTGTGGTTTGCGGCGGCTGGTCAGGACCACGCGATGCAATCCGAGAGCATCGGTTCGTACTCGTACACCAAGGGCAGCGAGCCTTGGCCGATGGACATTCAGAACATGCTTGACGGGTGGAAGGTCGGTGTCGCATGAGGACGCCGCGCCACCTACTGACCATGACGGCTGAAGTTCAATCGGCGACCGAGACGACCGGCGCGGACGGCGGAACTGGCGTTGCATGGGGATCGACCTACACGGGCGTCCCGTGCTTGATTCAGCCGCTCTCTTCGACGGATCTGCTGAAGTACGGCAAGGAATACGGGGCCAAGTTGTCCACCGGGTTTTTTCAACCGGACCTGAACACAGGCACGGCGGTTGTCATTCGCAAACGGTGGCGGGTTGTGGCGAACAGCAAGTCGTACCGGGTCATCGGCGAATCAATGGACCCGGCGGGTAAGGGTGCATTGCAAACGGTGACATTGGAGGACGAGACTTGACGAGTGTGCGGTTCAACTTCGGCGGCGCTGAGCGGTACAAGTCCGCTGTTTTGGCGTCGCTTGAGGAAGCAATCGACGCGGTTGCCGAGGCTATCCAGACGGACGCGAAGAACAACATGGGCAAGGGTGCCCGCCATACTCCGTCCGCTCCCGGCACGCCTCCGAACGTCCAGACGGGCAGGCTTCGTAACAGCGTCGGGAGATCGAAGAACCGCCCGGTTACTCGCCTTGTCGGCACGAACATCGGCAGCAAGGGCGGAACGCGGATCGGCTACGGACGGCTCCACGAGTTTGGAGGCACGGTCAATCGAGTAAGCAAGACGGGCAAGCCGTACACCGCGACCTACCCCGCTCGCCCGTGGCTGCGTCCCGCTCTCGCTCGCCAGCGTGCGCGAATGCGGCAGTTGTTTGTTGAGCGTGCCGCCCGTGCATTGCGTCGTCGGATCGGCGGTGGAGCATGAGTCTTACGCCAGTGTTTACAGCCGTCGTCGCACGCCTCCAAGCAGATCAGGGATCGGGATGCCTGTTCGCTGCTGGTGGCGGTGCCGGACTTATCACGGCTGTGTATCGCAACGTCGCACCGGCTGCGGCAGTGTTCCCCTACATCGTCATTCGCGCGGGCGTGCAATCGACGGCCAACACGTTCACCAGTCGCACAATGGACGTGACGTTTGATATTGAGGCATACGTGCCATTCTCGACCCCGCCGTCGGTCCTTTCGGCGATCGAGCTTCGCGTGTTTGGCGATGCGATGGCACAGACAAACCGAATCCCGTCGTTTGGACTGGATAACCACCCGCTTGTACTTGCGTCGGGCAACTTCTCCGCTGGCATCATGGAGTTTCAGCAGGAAGAGGACATTTCAGACGTTGTGAAAAACGGCGTAGCGATGACGTACACCGTCAAACAGACTTGGAGCGCGTCATAGCGCGGAGGGTAGTGTAATGGGTCAACCGACAATCGGCGCGAATGGTCTTGTGACTTCCTGGGGGTCGTCGGGTGACGACGTGTACCAGCTCATCCAAGGGCCGGGCTGCAAGCCGTTCTCGATCACGTTCGACGAGAACTCACCCGTACTCGACTCGACCGCGTTCGCGTCGGGCGGCGTCAACTCGCACGCACACATCATCGGCCTACGCGATTGGACCGCGACCATCTCGGCGAAGTATCCCGGCACGACACCAGCCATCGGCAACGGTGGCTTGGTCACGTTCGCATCCGGCGAGGTCTTGCACATCAACGCTTGGGAACTCACCATCGAGGCGAGCGAGTTCGACATCACCGAGTTCGGCTCAACGAACCGCACCGATCGCCTGTTCCGCCCCGGCCCGTACAAGTGGTCTGGGTCGTTCTCGGGCTTCATCGACTCCGCGACGGCGACGGTCGGCACGACTGCGGCGGGCACGGCTGCAGCGGCTGCTACCTTCAAGATCACCGAGAGCGGCGCAACGGATTCGAGTCTGGGAGGCTCGATTCTGATTACGCAGGTAAACGCATCGGTTGCGGTGGGTTCACAGAACACCAAGCGGTACTCGTTCCAAGGCTCCGGCGATCTGGTTCACACCTTCCCGTCGGGTCTGGGCTTGCTATCGACTAGCTCGCCCTACACGATCCTTCCGTCCGCATGGGACGCGGATGCCGACGGCGTACCCGATCGCACGCTGACGTGGCAGGCGTACTCGGGTCGCACGTATGCGGCTGCGGCGTTCTGGAAGTCGCTGTCGTTCAAGGTAGGCGTCGGCGACGAAATCTTGGTTGACATCGGCGTCCGTGGCGCAGGAGCGATCACACGCGCATGATGCCGCACAGCGTTACATCATGGGGCGGTGTGCGTAGTGGTGGCGCGGCGGCGTTCCATGACGGGATCTCCGTCGATGAGCTGCAGAACAACAACGCATCCAATCAAGAACAACGCAAAGCCCACGATTCCAAGCACGATCAAAACAGCACGCTTGCTTTGGTGACGGTCGCGTTCTCGCATGATCTGACGAAGTTCGTGGGCTTGCATAGGGAACCACCCTACCGGTTTTCAGCAATCGAGTCAATGCCATTTGCACCCGCTACGGGGGTGACGAATGGCTAACAACGGGGTTATCGGCAACGCGGTCATCGAGGTTACGGTCGATGCCAGCCGGATCAAAAGCGGAATGGATACGGCTGCAACTGCAGCAAAAAGCGAAGCGTCAAAGATTGCGGCGGGTACGGAAAAGGTCGGCATATCTGCTAAAAAGCAGTTGTCAGATTTTACGGGTGGAGTAAGTCGGATCGCTGCCGCACTTGGCACGTTCTACACGTTCCTTCGCATTGGCAGGCAGATCGGCGACATGCTCGAAAGCGGCGCACAGAAGGCACAAAAGTTCGCCAACTCGCTCGATACCCGAAACTCGTCAGATGCGCTTTCCAAGGTCAATGCGGAGATTGCAAGGCTTGAAGCGTCCCTATCGGGTTATCAGCAGTCGAGAGCCGGGTTCGGCTACGTAGAAACTCTGCTTGAGGGTGACAATCCAACCGGATTGCAGGATCAGATTGACCAGCTTCGCAAGTTGTCTGCTGTGCTTCAGCAGTTTGAAAACTCAAAGACGCGAAAGAGCAAAGACGCTGCAGCCAAGGAACGCGAGGACGCGGAACTCAAGGCAACGCGAAACATTACCGAAGCGACCAATCGAGAGGCGGACGCGGCGTATCTCCGCAACCTTGAAGGCATCGACCGCATCAACGAAGAAGAGCGGCAGTCGATTCAGGACATTGCCGAACGTCGCAAGTTGTCGCAGGACGCAGAATATCAGCGTGCTCTCGACGCACTTGACTTTGAAAACAAGCTCTATTTCATGGAGCAACGCCGCACGCTTGAGAAAGAGAAGCAAGCAAAGATCGACGAAGAGCGGCAGAGAAAACAAGAAGAAGCGGACAAGCAAGCGGAGGAATCCGCACGGCAGCTTCAGAAGATTCAGGACGAATCAAACAAGCGGGCCGAAGACTCCCTGCGCCGCCAGCAGGATCTAGTCAACGCCATCAACGGCATCAAGCAGTCCAGCATCGACCGGACGGCTGGCCTTGTCACATCCATTGAGAACCTGAACCAGATCGCCGCCCGCATTGAGCAGGGCGTAAGGGGGCTCCGCTAATGGCCGCACCCTTTGAAGCATTCGTTTCGCGCGATGCAGTCTCGCTTGAGAAGAACGGCCAACGCACGGGCCAACGGCTGTTCTACACCGACTATTACGACCCTGTTGCGGCGATTGCAGACGCGACATACAGCATCATCCCCGCAAACGGTGCGGGGTTCCCCGGCGACGCCGCACTCAAGCTCGACCGCAAGACTGCACAGAAGCGAGAGAACGGCACATACAGCGTCGTTTGCGACTACTCGACCAACAACCGATTCACCGACAATAGCATCACCAAGACGCCGGGCGTGTTCTACTCGTGGCAAGGGACCGTCCAGACGTTCGACGCGACGATCTTCGTAGCGGCACAGCG